GGAAATAAGGTTTTAAGATTTAACCTTCTTTTAATGACTTTTCCCCACCGAGGAAATAAAGGTGGTGCAAATGATTATAGGACATCGGATAGAGAAAAAAAATGTAATGAATACATATTAAAAAAACATTACGGAATAGTAAAACCTCATAGTCGTAGAGATAATCAACTAGAGATAGATTATAAAGAATTGATGAAAAGATGAAAACAATAAAACTCAAACAAGTTGAACACGATGTTAAGATAGGTAAAGACTGTCCTTACTATGAGCCAAATATAACAGAGGATTGCTTATTAGAAGTTGATGGGGAAATTATAGGTTTTTATATTAGCGATGTTTCAAAGTATAGCAATAAGTTAAACCAATTAATATCAATATCTAATAAAGAATTTAGAAGCAGTAATGTCCCAAAGCAAGAAATGAGTAGAGGACCTCAGGGTACAAAAGCTGATAAAGCGCAAAGGGAAAAAGAGGGAAAGAACCTTGTCACTCAATTTAGTACAATACTCGGGAGCGTAGCACCGAAACCTCATATGCGTAGACCATATCCAACAATATCATCTGTGCATAGGGATAAGAAAGCCAATATATTCATCAAAGCAATGTGGGCAGCTTCTGTTGAATCAGAAAAAATAATCAAACAACTTACACCTAAAATATATGAAACTCAGTTAGAACTGTTTAAAAACGTCGATAAGGAATGGAGATTTGGTAATATGTTTACGAGCAGTATATCAAATTTCAATATAGCTGCAGCATATCACAGGGACACAGGTAATATCGTTGGTGCTGTAAATGTAATACTAACAAAAAGAAACAACTCAATTGGAGGTGCATTAAATGTACCTGACTACAATGTAACATTTGAACAGGCTGATAACTCTATGTTGGTTTACCCTGCTTGGAAAAATATCCACGGAGTTACACCTATAATAAAATCAGCACAAGATGGCTACAGAAATAGTTTAATATTCTATCCATTAAAAGCATTTCAAGGAAAATAATATGAACGAAAGTAGACACATAAAAAAGGAATCACTATTAGCAGCACTAGAACAAAGTCTAGGAGTTGTTACAGTAGCTTGTAAGAAAGCAGATGTACCTAGAAGTACATATTACAAATGGATAAATGAAGATGATGTATTTGCAAAGGCAGTTCAGGAAATTGAGAACGTAGCTTTAGATTTTGCAGAAAGTCAATTACATAAACAGATAAGTGCTAACTCAACTGCTGCTACAATATTCTACCTAAAGACAAAAGGTAAGAAGCGAGGTTATGTTGAAAGACAAGAGATAACAGGAGCAGATGGAATGCCAACTAACTTCCAAATTGAAATAATAAAACGTGAAGATAAAGACTAACGTAGTTTTTGAACATCTTTTAGAATCAAAAAATAAGATAACAATTGAACAGGGAGGAACTAGAAGTGGAAAAACCTATAATGTTCTTTTGTATATTATCTTTCATTACTGTTTAAAAAATAGGGGTAAGACAATTACCATTTGCAGGAAAACATTTCCTTCAGTTCGTGCTTCTGTAATGAGGGATTTCTTTGATATACTAAAATTACATAAGTCTTATTTTGAAGATTACCACAATAAGTCAAATCACGAATATAAGTTAAATGGCAACCTTATAGAGTTTATATCTTTAGACCAACCTCAAAAGGTGAGGGGTAGGAAAAGGCATCTGCTATTTATAAATGAAGCAAATGAATTAGATTATGAAGATTGGCAGCAATTAGTATTTAGAACTGAAGAAAAAATAATTCTTGACTTTAATCCATCTGATGAATACCATTGGATTTATGATAAGGTAATACCAAGAAAAGATGTCGATTTTAACATTACTACATATTTAGATAACAGCTTTCTTAGTGATACAATTAAAGAAGAAATTGAAAGGCTAAAACATACTGATGAACAGTATTGGCAAATCTATGGTTTAGGTATAAAAGGTGTAAGTAGGTCAACTATCTTTAATTACATTGAAGTAAATCAAATCCCTAGTGATGCAGAATTCATAAGTTATGGAGCCGATGCAGGGTACACAAATGACCCTACAACCTTGGTAGGTGTTTACAGAAAAGATTATGATTTGTACATTGAAGAACACTTGTATCAAACCCAAATGACAACTGTAGACATCCATAAGAAATGGCAACAGGTAGGAATAGAAAGACAAACAATTTATTTTGATAGTGCTGAACCTAGATTGATTGAAGAACTGCGCAGGATGGGTTGGAATGTACGACCAAGTTTAAAAGGTGCTGATAGTGTAAATGCAGGAATAGACTTATTAAAACGCTTTAAAATACATATCTTAAAAGATAGCCATAATGCTATTCAAGAATTTAGGAATTACAAATGGCAAGAGGACAGAAGTGGTAAGATGATAAATAAACCAATAGACAAGAACAACCATTTAATTGATGCTATCAGGTACGCTACCTATTCAGTTTTAAGCAAGCCTAACTTTGGTAAATATGCACTACATTAAAAATAAATAAAAAAAAGTTATTAAATTTATCGTTTATTAAATTAATAATAATATATTTGTTTATCATTAATTAAAAACAGAACAGATGAAAAAATTACAGACATTAGTATTGATATTAGCACCTAGCTATTTCATAGGTAGATTTATTATAGGCTTAATCTTTAACGTATGACACCAAAAGAAAAAGCAGAGGAATTAGTAAAAAAATATGAACCATTACTTTATGACGGTTATGGAGATTTTGACGGGTATATAGTGTCTAAGCAATGTGCGTTAATATGTGTAGATGAGATACTAGATAACAGGAGTTCAAACCGTAATACTTGGGAATATTGGCAAGATGTTAAACAAGAAATAAATAAATTATAATATATGGCTTGGGATGACTATTTAAATCCACACGAACAAAAAGAATATGAATGTTCAGAATGTGGTGAACCATTAGAAAAAGATGCAGGTTACTGCTCAGGAACTTGTTTTAAAGCAAGTATGATATAGTATTAAAAAAATATGATGCTGCTAGTTGGGGAACACAGCATCGTTTAAAGGGTAGTCAGAAATGGCTACCTTTTTTTTATTACCTTTATTGAAATAAAAAACTTAATTAATTACGTTATACTATTATGAAATTTGAATTAACAATACCAAGCAGTTTGTCAGAAATATCATTAAGGCAGTATAAGAAATTTCTAAAAATACAAGAAAGTAATGAAGATTCATATTTTCTGCAATGTAAAATGATAGAGATATTTTGTAACCTAGATGCAAAAAGTGTTAGGCTTTTAAAACTAACTGATGCTGACAGGATTGTTCAAATTATTAACAAGATGTTTGAAGAAAAACCTGAACTAATAAGAACATTTAAATTAGGTAAAATTGAATATGGAATGATACCAAATCTTGACGAAATTTCTCTAGGTGAATATGTGGATTTAGATACTTATTTGGGTGATTGGCAAAATATGCAAATAGCAATGAATGTAATGTTTAGACCTATCAAAGAAAAGATAGGTGATAAATACCTTATAAAAGATTATGATGTTGAATCTAAAGATTTGCTACAAGAAATTCCAATGGATGTGGTATTTGGTGCAGTTTTTTTTTTGTACAATTTAGGAATAGACTTGTCGAAAGTTATGATGGATTATTTGGAGGACAATCAAATGGACAACTTGATGGAACAACAAATTTTTCAAGAAAATATGGATGGTATCAAAGTATCTTCGCTGCACTCGCTCAAAACGATGTTAGACGAATTGAAGATATCACTAAATTAAATGTACATAAATGCTTGTATGCATTAGAATTTATGAAAGAGAAGTCAGAACTAGAAGCAAAACAAATTAAAAATAAATTTAAATGAGCAATCAGGGAATAAGGGGTTTCTATCAATTAACGGAAACAATTAAAAATCAGCTTTTATTAGATGTAAATGTAAATACAGTCACTACAGGCGATGTAAGCGATGTTAATTTACATAAGCAGGATATATTCCCTTTATCTCATATCATCGTTAATAACGTGGTTGTAAACGAGCAGACGCTAGATTTTAATATTAGTGTATTGGCTTGTGATATTGTAAATCAATCAAAGCTAGAAACTGAAGATATTTTTAAAGGTAACAATGATGTTCAGAATATTTTAAATACTCAGCTATCAGTCTTAAATAAGCTAATAC